AACGGAACTGAGTCTATTGAGATGCTGGACGGCAGAAGGCTTGACGTTGTTGCGGCAACTAGAGACGGCTCTCGCGGAAGAACTGCGGACTTCCTATTCATCGACGAGCTTCGAGAGATTAACGAAGAAGGATATAGAGCAGCAATCCCTACAACTCGAGCGCGTCCAAATTCTCAGACGCTTCTTACCTCTAATGCAGGAGACGCTTTCTCGACAGTCTTAAACGGCATGAGAGAAAGAGCTCTAGAAAACCCGCCTAAGTCATTTGGCTTTTACGAGTACTCAGCTCCCCAATATTGCAAAATCACAGACCGAGCAAAAGGCTGGGCTCAAGCCAATCCAGCTTTAGGTTACACAATCACGGAGGAAGCCCTTGAAGAAGCCGTTGCAACTAGCCCTATTGAAAATACTCGAACTGAGTTGTTATGCCAATGGATTGATTCTCTCAGCTCTCCTTGGCCTCACGGAGTACTTGAGGAAACCTCAGATTCCTCGCTCGAAATTCCGCCAGGTGGTTATACAGTCTTTGCTTTCGATGTGTCTCCGTCTCGCCGCAATGCGAGCCTGGTTGCGGGTCAAATACTGCCTGACGGTCGAATCGGCGTTGGGATTCTCCAGACATGGGAAAGTCAAGTTTCAGTAGATGAACTTAAAATAGCGGCTGAAATTCACGCACACGCACTTCTCTATCGTCCTCGACAAATTTGCTTTGACAAGTACACGGCTCAATCAATCGCTGACCGACTATCCAATGCTGGTCAAATAACGATGGATATATCTGGCGCTGCGTTCTATCAAGCCTGTGGCGATTTGCTTGATGCCCTGGTCAATCATCGCCTTGTTCACGCAGGTCAAGAAAACTGGGTGCAACAGATGAACAATTGCGCAGCTAAGACAAATGACTCTTCATGGCGCATTGTTAAACGTAAATCTGCTGGCGATGTTTCAGGTGCAATCTCTACCGCGATGGTTGTTCATCAATTGACAAAACCACAACAGGTAGCGGCTATCTACAGCGAATAGCACTATATATAGTGTATAATTGCCCTCTATGGGTCTCTTTTCGCGTAAGCCACAAATTGTTGAAGCGCAGTACGCACCACAAGTCATGGGCGAAAATATGCCTAGCTTGTACAACGCAATTTTTGCCAGAGTTTCACGACACGATGCTATGTCAGTCCCTAGCGTCGCTCGCGCCCGCAATTTAATCTGCGGCACAGTGGCATCAATTCCTCTTGAGTATTACAAGACTTCAACAGGTGAGGTCATTGCTCCTCCTCGTTGGATTAAGCAACTTTCCAAGAATCAACCATCATTTGTCACCCTAACTTGGTGCGTGGATAGTTTACTCTTCTACGGGGTCGCTTATCTTTTAATTACGGAGCGCTACGCAGAAGACGGACGCCCAGCATCTTTTGAATGGGTTGCTAATTCTCGCGTTACATTTACTACAGACCTCGAAGGCATCATGGTCACGCAGTATTACGTTGACATGAAACCAATTGACATGAATGACATTGTGACAATCCAAGGATTTGACGAAGGCGTACTAGACCGCGGAAGTCGCACCATTCGTGCAGCAATCGATGTCGAGAAGGCAGCCGCAGTAAATTCTGCTCAACCACAGCCAGCGGGCTATATTCGCAATACAGGTGCGGATTTGCCACCTAATGAAGTTTCCGGGCTTCTTGCAGCTTGGAAGCGTGGCGCGCAAAGCAATTCAACTCGCTATTTAACTTCTACTCTTGAGTATAACGCTGTGTCATTTTCTCCAAAAGATATGATGTACAACGACGCTATTCAAAATCTATCTACACAAATTGCTCGCACAATGAACGTTCCAGCGTATTACTTGTCAAGCGACATGAATACAACAATGACTTATGCAAATGTGCAAGATGAGCGCAAGCAATTCTACGCGCTATCAATTGAGCCTTATATTCAAGCGATTCAGAGCAGGCTCTCAATGGACGATATCTCCACTTCTGGACATGAGGTCAAATTCTGCGTAGGTGACACATTCTTAAAGCAAGACCCGCTAGTCGAAATCCAGGTGCTAGAGAAGCTTCTTACTCTAGGACTGATTACAACTGAACAAGCAATGGCAATGACAGATTTAACACCAAATGGAAGTGAAGGTCTATAATGCAAGAACTCATTATCGAAGCATCCTCAATCGAATGTAACGAAGACCGCCGTGAAATCTCAGGCAAGATTGTGCCAATGGGAACAGGCGAAATCGGTCATACCAATATGGGTGGAGTTGTCTTTGAAGCTAACTCAATCGATATTGCTGACGTCTCAAAGATTAAGTTGCTTTCACAGCATGACATGAAGAAGCCAGTAGGCCGCATGATTTCAGCGGAAACACGCGCAGACGGAATCTACGCGACATTTAAGCTTTCACGTTCAACAGGTGGAAACGATGCACTTATTCAAGCACAAGAAGGACTTGTCTCAGGTCTTTCAGTAGGTGCAGAAGTAATTGCATCAAAGCCATCACGCGACGGACACATTGTTGTCTCGTCAGCACGTCTCAAAGAAGTTTCTCTCGTCACAGAGCCAGCATTCAAATCTGCTCAGGTGCTAGAGATTGCAGCAGAGGAAGTAATCCCTGCTGAACCAACCCAACCAGAAAGCGAGCCACAAGTGGAAGAATCAACCACAGCGGTAGAAGCTCCAGCAGTTGAAGCAGCAGCAGTCGAAGCGGCTCGCCCAACAGTTGTAGCAAATCTTCAAGTTAAGGAGCGCATCGCGCCCCTAACATCAGCACAGTACCTCGATGCAAGCATCAAAGCAGCAATGGGAGACGACTCAGCTCGCCGCACCATTCTTGCAGCAGATGACTCAACATCAACAAACACAGGTTTGACACTCCCGTCACACCTCAACACATTCCTTACAGATACATTCTCAGGCCGTCCAGCATTCAACGCTGTAACACGCGGTTCACTTGCAGGAATTGACGGAATGTCATTTACAATTCCACGTCTTTACACAAACGCATCTTCAGCTAACGCAGCACCAACAGTTGCAGCTGTTAACGAAGGCGCAGCAACATCAGAAACTGGCATGACATCAGCTTATGACACAGTTTCAATCCAGAAGTACTCAGGTCTCAATGAGGTTAGCTTCGAACTCATTGACCGCAGCTCGCCTGCGTTCATGGAGCTTTTGATGGCTGAACTTCGTAAAGCTTACGAGAAAGCAACAGATACAGCACTTATCTCTGCATTCGGTACATCAGGAACAGCAGCAGCAACAACAGCTGCAACAGCAGCAGGACTCCAGTCATTCATCGCTACAGAATCAGCAGCAGCATATAAGGGTACAGGTGGCGAATACGCTAACCAGCTCGTTGCTTCAACTGATGCTTGGGCTGCAATCATGGGTTACGTTGATGGTTCAAACCGTCCACTTTACGCAGCAGCACAGCCACAAAACGCAGCAGGCGCAGTTTCACAAGGTTCAACAGTTGGTAACGTACTTGGTGCTAACCTCATTGTTGACCGCAATATCACTACTTCTGGAGTCATTGACGATTCAATGTTCCTCGTAGCTCCTGGCTCTGTTTACACATGGGAGTCACCAACAACTGAACTTCGCGTCAATCTTCTTGGCACAGGTCAGATTCAGATTGCACTCTACGGATACCTCGCAATCTACGTCGGTAAGTCAGGTAAGGGCGTTCGTCGCTTCAACCTCACATAAGCAATACCCTAAGTCGCTAGAGGGGGCTGCCAGAGCCCTTGCAGCTCCCTCTAGTCTTTAGAAAGGAAAACAATGAGCACAACGACAGTTGCAGAATTGAAGTCAGCACTAGGAGTAGGTTCGCTCTACTCTGATGCGGTCATTCAATCAGTATGCGATGCCGCTGATAATGCCTTGTTGCCTTTTCTATGGAAAAACGACGTGCCTATCGTTGCACACAGCAGCGAAGGAACTATAGGAACACTTTACTTTAACCAGGACATTCGAGAGATTTTCTACGTTGGTCAGTCAATAACTATTGCTAATGCTGGCAGTCGCTACAATGGCACTAAGACCATTACAGGCGTAGGCGAATCCTCAATTACTATTACAATTACAGCTGGCTCTAACAATCCCTATCATGTTATTCAGCCATTTGGCACAGCATCAGCTGAGACTTATACAGATTATTCAGCAATCCCGGCAATCAAGCAGGCAAGTCTCATGATTTGCGTGTCTATCTGGACTTCTCGCCAGACTAACTCAGGTAATGGAATGAGCCCAGATGGTTCAATTGGAAACATGTACGCCATGTCTTCACAGCTCATTGCTCGCGTTCGCGGATTGATTGCTCCATATTTAAGCCCTGATTCAATGGTGGGCTGATGCCAGCAATAACCACACTTCGTTCATCTATTGCAACGGCTCTAGCCGATAACACAAAATACAGCGTTTATAGTTTTCCACCTGCAACGCCAGTTGCCAATAGCGTCATAGTAACCCCAAATGACCCTTACATTGAGCCTACAAACAATGATTATACAAGCATTGCACCAATGGCTAACTTTAAGATTACTATCCTTGTCCCATTGCTTGACAATGAGGGCAACCTTGCTGGCATCGAGACCGACATAGTTCGCGTCTTCTCGCTTTTAGAAGCCTCCAGCATTGTATTTAGAGTAGGAACTGTTAGCGCGCCCAGCGTGCTATCTATTGCATCAGGCGACTTGCTTACATGCGATATAAATATCTCAACCCTAACGGAATGGAGCTAATCGATGGACGATTGGACAAAGGAGCAAGCTGACTTTCTAATCAAGATTGGTCAGCTTCCAGCAACAAAACCAGCAACACAACCAACATCTAAGAAAGACGAGGAATAACCTAAATGGCAGTATTCATGAGCAACAACGTAGGCGTCAAGGTTAACTCAGTTGACCTTAGTGACCACGTTACATCAGTAACACTTAATCGTTCATTTGATGAACTTGAAGTAACAGCGATGGGTGACTCAGGTCACAAGTTCGTAAAGGGACTTGAAGCATCATCTATCACAATTGATTTCTTGAACGACACAGCAACAGCAAACGTTCTTGCCACACTTCAAGCAGCATGGGGAACTAACGTCCCTATCGTCTTGCTACAGCAAAAGGGAACAGCAGTCTCAGCGACTAACCCTCTTTACACAGCAACATGCCTAATCAACAACACAACTGATATTAACGGCGCAACAGGTGACCTCTCAACACAGAGCATCACATTTAACGTCTCTGGTACAGTTGCAGTTGCAACAACAGGTTCATTCTAAACAACTAACTAAGGGGCTAACATGGCAAAGCTAAAGGTAACAAGGGCTGACAACTCAGTAACAGAGTATGAAATTACTCCATTGATTGAGTACGCCTTCGAGCAATACGCCAAGAAGGGCTTTCACAAAGCTCTTATAGAAGACCAGAAGCAGTCAGATGTGTACTGGCTCTGCTGGGAAGCAATTAGACGTTCAGGTGAAACAGTCAAGCCTTTTGGCGAGGACTTTCTCTCAACTCTTAAAGGAGTCGAGGTTCTAGAGTCTGACCCTTTAGGATAGACAGGAACTCCCTCACCTATACCGCAGCTCGTATGAGCTATGAGTATGGAGTTCCTTTCAATAGCATTGTGGAGTTATCTTCAATGGCTTTTAAGGCACATGTACAAGTCCTCAAGGACATAGCGAAGGAGCGAAGCGATGCCAGCAGAAGTAACAGGCGCACTTGAACTTCGCAAAGCCTTAAAAGAATATGCACCATTCTTGGCAAAAGAATCTCAGAAAGAACTTTCTGCATTGCTTAAACCAGTTGCGGCAAAAGCCAGAGGTTTCATGCCATCTAATGAAGATGCACCGTCAGGCTGGCTAAAGCGCGAGAACGCTGGAGGTCGATGGGCTAATCGCTATTATGACCAAGCCACAGCTCGTAAGGGAATTACATTCTCAACAGCGCCAGGTAAATTTAACCGCAAGGGCTTTAAGTCACTTGCTGCTATTTACAATAAATCTGCTGCTGGAGCAATCTACGAAACAGCAGGACGCAAGTCAGGCATAACAGGAAACTTTACTCCTCATCTTGGCGGCGAAATTAAGGGTTATAACCAGAAGCTTCAAGGCCGAGGAATCTTTAGAGCCTGGTCAGAAGACCAAGGCAAGACAAACGCGGCAGTTATCAGAGCGATTGAACGCGCTAATGAAAAGGTTGCTAGCCTTGCTAAAATGGGTGGCGGCAAACTATTTAGAGTGACAAAGGCGGAGTAATGGCACAAACAGACCTAGCGGTACGCATTGCCACTATCTTTGACGAGGCAGGAATTAAGAAGGCTGATAAGGCCGTCAACAAGCTTCAGAAGAGCACTTCTAAACTAGGACGCGCTTTAGGCGTCTCACTTGGCGTTGCTGCCATTGCTCAATTTGGCAGAGCAGCAGTCAAAGCATTTTCAGAAGATGAAAAGTCAACCGCTAAATTAACAAGCGCTGTAAGAAACCTTGGCTTAGCATTTGAACAAACAAACATCAACACCTTTATTGCCGGGCTTGAGCGTTCTGCTTCTATTGCTGATGAAACTTTAAGACCAGCATTCCAGGCATTGTTGACCACTACTGGCTCAGTTACAGAAGCGCAGAAGTTACTTACAACTGCCATCGATGCAAGCCGTGGCACTGGCTATGATTTAGCCACAGTTGCGGGCGATTTATCTAAAGCTTATGTTGGTAACACAAAGGGACTTCAAAAGTATTATTTAGGGCTATCTAAGGCTCAATTAGCTTCTATGTCTTTTGAGGAAATTCAAGCCAAGATTAACAAAACATTTGAGGGTGCTAACAAAGCTTATCTCAATACAGCAGCGGGCAAGCTTGAAGCTATCAGCATTGCAACGGGCAATTTCAGCGAAGCAATTGGCGGCGCACTTGTAGGAGCTCTTATTACTGCTACTGGTTCAAATGGAATTGAAGGCCTAGTAGCCAAAATAAATAAACTTTCAGATGCCATTGTCAACAACATTAATAAACTAGAAACATTGGCTTTCAGTCTTAAATATGCTTTCAACCCTAAGAACATATTCAAGGGTAGCGAAGAATATACAAAGGCTCTCAATAAATTTACCTCTGACCAGCAAATGCGCGGGGCTAAAGCTTTTGACCCACTGAACAATGCACTTACTGGCTACAAGGTTGACCAGAAGGCAGCGGCAGACGCAAAGAAGGCAGCAGCCCTACAAGCTAAGCTTCTAAAGCAATCTTTAGCTTCTCAAAAGGCTTTGACAGCAGAGCAGAAGAAGCAAGCTGCATTAAAGAAGGCTGGGACAGTCTTTGACCTTGAGCAGATTCAGCTAGTAGCAGCCCTCAAGGGTAAGTTATCTGATAATGATAAATTACGAGTAGAAGCTCAATTAGCCTTGCTTAACGGCAATGAAGCAGTGGCAACAAAGCTTACTAATCAAATTCTCATGGCTCAAGATGCTTCTGGCAATCTTGCCAAGTTCCTTGCAGCATTGCCAAATGCTAAAAACCCATTTGAGTATTTAGACGGATACTTGTCATATCTTGCTGGCAAAGCAGCTGCAATACTCACAGGTAACAATCCTCCTTCTGCGCCTAATGGCAATACTTCATTAGCTCCATCAGTGCCAGTAATTCCGAGCACAAATGTCCCTTCATTTCCATCAGATAACATGATTTCGTACAATACTTTGACTGGACTCAATTACAACCCTAATGCTAATAACGTGGTTGTGGAGCTCAAAATTACAGGCGAAGGCGACCTCACCAACAGCATTGCAAAGAACCTTATGCAACAGAGCCTTTCATCAGGCAATCAGACCTACGTCAACCGACGCACAGGCGGCTTTGAGTAATGGCGTTACCTGCACAGATAGCGGTCTCGTTTGACTTCTCCTCTGGAGCAACATTCGGAGCAGGATTTGTCATTGGTTCAACAAATAACGGCGTAATCGGCGTCAACCGATTTGGCTCTTCTGACGTAGTTTTGCCTACAGTTGACCTAACGCCTAACGTGTATTCAATCTCCATTCGTCGTGGTCGCAATGTAATGAAAGATACTTACGAAGCAGGGACAGCAGTAGTTCGCGTTCTCGACCCACAGGGGTACTTCAATCCACAGTCGGTAACAAGTCCCTATTACCCATATTTAACTCCATTACGTAAATTGCGCATTTCAGCAACAACATCGACAAGCACCAAGTTCTTGTTCAGCGGTTATGTAAATGATTACAAGTATTACTTTCCTCAAGGCCAAGAAACAGCTTATGTTGACATCATGTGTACCGACGGATTTCGCCTGCTACAAATGGCTAACGTTGGGACAATTGCTACAACGCCAGCAGGCCAGACAACAGGCACACGCATAGACAAGATTCTTGATGACGTGCAATGGCCTGTTTCAATGAGGTCTATTGCTACAGGGCAAAACACCTGCATTGCTGACCCTGCGACTATCCGCACAACTCTTGAAGCTGTGAAGAATGTTGAATTTTCAGAAGGTTTAGGGGCATTCTACATGTCGCCAGACGGCACGGCTGTTTTTGAGGATAGAAACATGGTTGTTAAGTCTCTTGCTGCAACAGCTATTGAGTTTAACCAGACCACAGGTATCCCATACAAGAACCTTAAATATGCCTTTGATGACAAGCTCATCATCAATTCAGTCCGATTTAACCGCATAGGCGGTACGGCTCAGGTAGTAATTGACCAGCCTTCTATTGATAAGTACTTCCCTCATGACTTGACTCAAGAGAACCTGGTTGCCGAGACTGATACCATCGTCAATAACATTGCTCGCGAATATGTCACAACCCGCAAAGAGACCACAATCCGCATTGATGAAATGGTTGTTGACTTGCTAGACCCAGCAGTCCCAACGAACACAATGATTGCACTTGACTATTTCGATAACCTCAAAATTACTAACGTGACCGATTCAGGCTCAACGATAGTTAAGACCCTCCAATGCCAAGGCATAGGCTGGGACATTTCACCCAACAAGATGACGGTTACGATAACTACCCTAGAACCTATTGCTGATGGCTTCATCATTGGCAGCAGTATTTACGGTATAATCGGAGTCTCAACAATGAGTTACTAGGAGCAAGATGGCAACAGGATTTCCAGCAGCAACAGGCGACGTTTTAACAGCAGCCGCTTTCAATGGTCTAGTAACCTTTACCTTGAACGCACAGTCAGGCACTACTTATACAGTAGCCAACGCCGACCTTTATCAGTCCCTTGTGCAGACTACCAATGCTGCAACTAAAGTCGTAACTATTGCTCCAGATTCTATGCTCACCTCCGCGGCAGTCGGTAGCGCAATCACCTTTCTCAACTCGGGCGCAGGACTTCTTACTTTTGCAGCTGGCTCAGGCGTAACTATTGTTTCAGCTGGCGCAGTATCAGCAGCACCAACTTTGGCTCAATATAGAAGTTGTGTTGCTGTACGAATTTCAGCAAATAGCTGGACTATTTTGGGTTCAGTCGCATAATGATAGGAGCAATCACAGCAGGATTGCTTGCATCAGGCACGCCAGCAAGTCTTTTAATTGATTATCTTGTAGTCGCAGGCGGCGCTGGCGGAGCAGGTGATATTGGAGGAGCAGGCGGAGCAGGTGGCCTTCGTTGTACAGTTGGAGCAACAGGCGGTGGCGGTTCACTAGAATCACCATTAACCATTGCAAAATCTACAAACTATACAGTAACTATTGGAGCAGGTGGAGCTGGCGCTGGAATGACTAGCAACCTTCCAGGAAGCAATGGGTCTAATTCTATATTTTCAACTATTACTTCTATTGGTGGCGGTGGCGGTGGACCAAATACAAACAACGTTACTGGTATTGGAAATGTTGGAGGCTCAGGCGGTGGAGCAGGTGAAGGCGGAAGCAACAGGGCTGCTGGAACAGTAAACCAAGGTTATGCAGGCGGAGCGGCTCAGAACGCTAGCCTTTACGGTACAGGCGGCGGTGGCGGTGCTGGAGCAGTTGGCGGCGATGGAGGCACAACAGCAGCAGGCAATGGCGGTATCGGTATAGCAACTTCCATATCTGGTTCATCTACTTATTACGCAGGCGGCGGTGGCGGGTCAATCTTTAGCGGTGGCACACGCGGCTCAGGCGGAAATGGCGGCGGTGGTCAAGGCGGAATTTACAGCGCAAACGATGGCACGTCAGGAACTGCTAATACAGGTGGCGGCGGTGGCGGCGGTGCTGGCTCAGTCGGTCAACCTGTACCTTCTGGCGGTTCTGGAGTTGTAATTCTTCGTTACGATACTGGCTTAACAATTACTATAGGCGCAGGTTTAACAGGTTCAACAACTACGGCAGGTGCATATAAAATAACAACAATTACTGCTGGTACAGGAAATGTGAGTTGGGCATAATGGCACATTACGCATTTTTAGATGAATCAAACATCGTTACAGAAGTAATTGTAGGCATTGACGAAACTGAACTAATTGAAGGCAAGTCTCCTGAACATTGGTATTCAGAATTTAGAGGTCAGGCTTGTGTTCGCACAAGTTACAACGGAACTATTCGATATAACTACGCTGGAGTTGGTTATACATACGACCCAATCGATGATGCTTTTATAGCTCCAATGCCTAATTGTGGTCATGAAAGTTTATTGCTGAACAATTTTAAGCGATGGGAGTGTGCAGATTGTGAAGCCATTGCTATGCAAAGCAGGACAACAGCTTAGGCTGCAAGTTGATGATACTTACTCAGATAGAGATAGAACCTCAGATGGCTGGATTGGCGACACTCGTCACGCGGCACGTCCTTCTGACCACAATCCTGATGCAGCGGGCATCGTCCGGGCAATTGATATTGACAGGGATTTATCTGGAAAGGCAAAGCCCGACCTCATGCCTGACCTTGCAGACCAGATTCGACTTTGCGGTAAATCTGGCGATAAAAGAATCTCTTACATTATCTTCAATGGAAGAATTGCATCGAGTAAAAAATCTTGGGCTTGGCGTCCTTACGATGGGATTAATAAGCACAATCATCATTGCCATATCAGCTTTACCAAAGCTGGCGATAACGACAGTTCGTTCTTTAATATCCCGATGATAGGCGGCACAGCATGAATCCTAAAAATCCTTATGTAATGAGCATTGGCGCATTCCTAGCAGTCTGGGGTACAACCTCAAACTTTTCTTTAGATTATCGCGCAATTCTTGGTTCTCTAGTTGCTGGCGTATTCGGATACGCATCACCTAAAAAGTGAGCGCTGCTGACCTTGCTGCTTGGGCTGTGGCTGTTGTCACTATTCTTGGTGGTTTTGCTACATATACACAGTTCATGATTAAGCATTACCTGAGTGAGCTTAAGCCTAATTCTGGCTCAAGTCTCAAAGACCAGGTATCTAGACTAGAAGCGCGTGTCGATACCATCATCGAGCTGTTAGGTAAGTAACACTTATCTCATGGCAAGGAAAAAACCAGTCATAGATTTAGACACTTACAATGCTTTAGACGCCTATTGCATTTCTCTCAACGAATTCTATAAGTCATTGCGCCGTAGCGGTTTCAGTGAAACTCATGCTTTCTGGCTAATGGCTGACAGAGACATGTACCCAGACTGGATTCTTCCAGCAAAGCCAATTGAAAAGATTGGTGACGTCAACTACGAGGACGACGACGAGGACTAAGAGCCTATGAAAAGAACAGTAGTTCTTCCAGATTTGCAGTGTCCATATGAAGATTCCCACCTGGTTAACAATTTTGCCTTATTCATTAAGGCCTACCGTCCCGACGCAGTTTTAACAATCGGTGACGAAATTGACCTACCTCAGATAAGCCGTTGGGAAGAGAATAAACCAGGTTGGTATGAGCAGACTCTCGCAGCTGATAGAGACCACACAGTTGAGGTGCTATGGAAGCTGACTGAACACGTCAAAGAAGCTCACATGATTCGCAGCAATCACACGGACAGAATGTATAAGGTCATCATGAACAAGATACCTGCATTTCTAAGCCTGCCTGAACTGCGCTTTGAGAAGTTTCTCAAGCTTGATGAGCTGGGTATTAAGTATTGGAAAGACCCAATGCCTATCGCTAAGGGCTGGATTGCCATTCATGGCGACCTAGGCAGCCTAAACCCTAACCCTGGAATGAGCGCGTTGGGACAAGCCCGCAAGCATGGGGTAAATGTAATTATGGGTCACACGCACAGAGCGGGCAGGAGTGCCGTTTCAGAGGCTTCTAACGGGGTTTTAAGACGTGTTCTCCACGGAGTTGAAGTGGGACATGCAATGAATCTAAAACACGCCAAATACGTTTCTACGCCAAATTGGCAGCAAGCCTTTGCAAT